TGTGGTGCTGTCCGGCGTCATCCTGCGCATCCGGATATTGAACGGGCGCGGCGGCAGGTTACCCACCACCACCGAGGCCAGATACTGCGAGGTGGTTTTGCCCTTAATGGTGATGTCTTTTTCCGTCACCCAGCCACCATTACGCTGGATCTGAACCAGCAGGCGGACTTCCGACGGATTCCTGTCCCCCTTTGAGGTGGTTTCCACCAGTGCCTGCACGCCGAAGGTAAAACGCAGTCGGTCAATGTTTGCCGACGTGATGGTCCGGGTGATCGGCGTGTCGTATTTCACTTCCGTACCCAGCACCGTCTCGGAGCCGGAGGATTCAAATCCCTCCGGCGGTGTCTGCTCCTGCTCACCGGCCCGGAACACCACCGTGACGCCGGAGATGTTGGTATTCCCCTCAGTGTCCAGCACTGGCGTACTGTTCAGCAGCACGCTTTTTAATCCATCCACCGGACCTTCAACCGGCCCTTCGCTGATGGCATCGATCACACTCAGCAACTGCGTGGACTTCAGGTTGTCCTTCGCTTCGCGCGGAGTATGCCCCTTACTGCTGCCTTTACCCATTCCTCACGCTCCATAAACGACAAAACCGCCCGGAGGCGGTTTCACATAAAACGTTTTTCATCAGCGACCAATCACCACAACCTGACCACCATCCCCTTCGTCTGCCGTGCTGATCTCCTGAGAGACCACCCGCGACCCCACGCGCATTTCACCGTACAGAACCGGCAGAACATTGCCCTGGGCAACCATGTTATCCAGTGAGGAGAAATAGGTGTTCTGTTTGCCGTTATCCGTTGTCTGTGTACGGGGAGTTCTGGCTTTCGGTGCCAGCATCTGCGCCACACCACCGAGCACCATACTGGCACCGAGAGAAAACAGGATGCCGGTCATACCACCGGCCCCAATGGCTGCCCCCCATGCTGCAAGGGTGGCCCCGGCGGTAAAGAATGATCCGGCAATGGCGGCAGCCCCCAGGACAATCTGGAATACGCCACCTGACTTGGCCCCGGCGACTCTGGGAACAATATGAATCACAGCGCCATCAGGCAGAGTCTCATGTAACTGCGCCGTTAATCCGGACGTGCTGACATCCTGCCCGGCAATCCGTACCTGATACCAGCCGTCGCTCAGTTTCTGACGAAACGCCGGGAGCTGTGTGGCCAGTGCGCGGATGGCTTCAGCCCCCGTTTTCACACGAAGGTCGATGCGGCGGCCAAATCGTTGTAAATCCCCGTAAAGGCAGATGCGCGCCATGCCCGGTGACGCCAGAGGGAGTGTGTGCGTCGCTGCCATTTGTCGGTATACCTCTCTCGTTTGCTCAGTTGTTCAGGAATATGGTGCAGCAGCTCGCCATCACCACAGTAAATGGCGGCATGATTCGGCACCGATGAACCAAAACAGCACAGCAGCACATCGCCCGGTTGTGCTGATGACAACGGCACCTGATACAGCCCTGTGGCCTCCAGATTATCCAGATAGAGATTCTGGCCGTTACGCCACCAGTCATCCTCACGATGAAAGTCCGGCATCTCAATCCCCGCCAGATGATAAGCATCCCGGAACAGTGTGTAACAGTCCGTCACACCGTGCTCAAAGCGCCGCCCGGTGAGATGCGGCACACAGCGGAACTTATGAATCGTCCCCCGGCAGACCAGCCACCACGGCAAATCACTCTGCACCTGCAGCCGCCGGTCGGCCTCACTCAGCCAGGGCAGACCACCGGGGTGGCTGTGGACCAGCGCCACAATCTCACCCTGCATTTCTGCCTGCAGCCAGTCTTCCGGCGACATACGGAAATACGCCTCCGGCTCACCGGAGATATTCACGCAGGGGAAATATCTTTCCCCCTCCGGCGTGCTTACCACGAAGCCGCACGACTCCGCTGGCGCACATCGCCGGGCGTGCGCCAGAATCGCTGATTCTGTCTGTGTCATGGGATTTACTGCGAAAGTTTGTTAATGGAAAGGAAGCCGCCAAAGTTGCCGACGTTATTGCGGAACTTACAACCGCTCAGGCATTTGCTGCATTTATCCTTCGTGATATCGGACGTTGGCTGGTCATATTCATCCGCGACAGCCGGACCGCTATAACCGCACTCGTCACCGCGATAGGTCCAGGTGCAGGTGTTGGCCAGCATGATACGTCCCGGAAAAACAGCGCCATCCGTTTCCGTCGGCGTGGACAGTACAAAGGAGGCACTCACCGCGCTCAGTTCGCTGCACTGCTCAATGCGCCAGCGGCTGATCACCTCCTGCTCCGGATCGGCATAACTGTTTCCGTTGACGAAGTTCACCGCATCCAGAAAACGGGCGTAAACCTTACGCCGGACCACCGTTCCGCCGACCAGACTCTGCATATCTTCCGCCATCCCGGTGACCATACCGTACAGGTTAGAAACCGTCAGCGTGGGGCGCGTACTGGTGCCTTTGCCATTCAGTTCAAAACCGCTCCCCTGAATGGGATACGGCTGATACTGTCGCCCCTGCCAGGTGACCGGCTCACCTTTTTCGTTCTGCTCATTACAGAAAAAATAACGTTCTCCACCGACCTCTGTCAGGTCGATTTCCCAGAGCACCACGCTGGCCGACTGCTCCGCACGGGTGCATTCATTCAGTGTTTCCTGCCGGATATCCTGCATCAGTTCACCACCTGTTCAAACTCTGCGCTGAACTCAACACGCAGCATACTGACCCGCGACGACCATTTTGCGCAGGTCACCTTTATCTGCCGCCACTCATAAGGCGGCGTCCACAGAAAGGATTTCCAGCCCCCGTGCTCTTCCAGAAACGACTCCAGTACCGTGGCCTCCTCACGGGGGACAGAAAGCGTCACGCTGTACGTTTTCAGGTTGGCATTCAGCCCGGCAGGCGCTCGCTGAGAATAGCCATCACCAAAGCGCACCTTTCTTACAGAAGGGACCGAAGCCACATCCATACCGGGTTTCACTTTCCAGCGGAAGGTCTTCATCGTCCACCTCCGGAGAACAGGCCACCATCACGCATCTGTGTCTGAATTTCATCACGGGCACCCTTGCGGGCCATGTCATACACCGCCTTCAGAGCAGCCGGACCTATCTGCCCGTTCGTGCCGTCGTTGTTAATCACCACATGGTTATTCTGCTCAAACGTCCCGGACGCCTGCGACCGGCTGTCTGCCATGCTGCCCGGTGTACCGACATAACCGCCGGTGGCATAGCCGCGCATCAGCCGGTAAAGATTCCCCACGCCAATCCGGCTGGTTGCCTCCTTCGTGAAGACAAACTCACCACGGTGAACAATCCCCGCTGGCTCATATTTGCCGCCGGTTCCCGTAAATCCTCCGGTTGCAAAATGGAATTTCGCCGCAGCGGCCTGAATGGCTGTACCGCCTGACGCGGATGCGCCGCCACCAACAGCCCCGCCAATGGCGCTGCCGATACTCCCGACAATCCCCACCATTGCCTGCTTAAGCAGAATTTCTGTCATCATGGACAGCACGGAACGGGTGAAGCTGCGCCAGTTCTGCTCACTGCCGGTCAGCATCGCCGCCATATTCTGTGCAATACCATCAAAGGTCTGCGTGGCTGCACTTTTTACCTGCGACATACTGTCCGTGGCGCTCTCTTCCCACTCACTCCAGCCGGACTTCAGGCCTGCCATCCAGTTCCCGCGAAGCTGGTCTTCAGCCGCCCAGGTCTTTTTCTGCTCTGACATGACGTTATTCAGCGCCAGCGGATTATCGCCATACTGTTCCTTCAGGCGCTGTTCCGTGGCTTCCCGTTCTGCCTGCCGGTCAGTCAGCCCCCGGCTTTTCGCATCAATGGCGGCCCATTTTGCCCGTTGCTGCTGTGCGAATTTATCCGCCTGCTGCGCCAGCGCGTTCAGGCGCTCCTGATACGTAACCTTGTCGCCAAGTGCAGCCAGCTGGCGTTTGTACTCCAGCGTCTCATCTTTATGCGCCAGCAGGGATTTCTCCTGTGCAGACAGCTGGCGACGTTGCGCCGCCTCCTCCAGTACCGCGAACTGACTCTCCGCCTTCCACAAATCCCGGCGCTGCTGGCTGATTTTCTCATTTGCTCCGGCATGCTTCTCCAGCGTCCGGAGTTCTGCCTGAAGCGTCAGCAGGGCAGCATGAGCACTGTCTTCCTGACGATCGCCCGCAGACACCTTCACGCCGGACTGTTTCGGCTTTTTCAGCGTCGCTTCATAATCCTTTTTCGCCGCCGCCATCAGCGTGTTGTAATCCGCCTGCAGGATTTTCCCGTCTTTCAGTGCCTTGTTCAGTTCTTCCTGACGGGCGGTATATTTCTCCAGCGGCGTCTGCAGCCGTTCGTAAGCCTTCTGCGCCTCTTCGGTATATTTCAGCCGTGACGCTTCGGTATCGCTCTGCTGCTGCGCATTTTTGTCCTGTTGACTCTGCTGCTCAGCCTTCTTTCGGGCGGCTTCAAGCGCAAGACGGGCCTTTTCACGATCATCCCAGTAACGCGCCCGCGCTTCATCGTTAACAAAATAATCATCCTTGCGCAGATTCCAGATATCGTCCGCTTTCTTAAACGCGGCCTCTGCCTTAATCAGCATCTCCTGCGCGGTATCAGGACGACCAATATCCAGCACCGCATCCCACATGGATTTGAATGCCCGTGCTGTCCTGTCTGCCCAGGTTTCCAGCGTGCCCATGTTCTCTTTCAGGCGGCGGGTCTGGTCATCAAACCCTTTCGTCGCGGCCTCGTTCGCCGCCTGCAATGCCCCGGCTTCTTCGCCGGAACGCTGCAACTGAGCAACATACGCAATCTGCTCCGCCGTCACGTTATGGAACTGGCGCGCCATCGCTGTCAGCCCCGACGTCGGGTCAGTGGTCAGCTTCCCGAAGGCTTCAGCGACCTTGTCCACCTCCACGCCGGATGCAGAGGAGAAACGCGCCACACTCTGGCTGATGGACGCAATCTGAGCCTCACCGCTTACCCCCGCCTTAACCAGTGCGCTGAGTGACTCGCTGGTCTGGTTAAACGTCAGCCCTGCCGCCTGCCCGGCTCTGGACAGGACCAGCATACGATCTGCCGTCAGCCCGGCCTGATTGCCGGAAAGGACCAGCGTTTTGTTGAAATCGGACAGGGTTGAGTTGCCCTGATACCAGGCATACGCCAGCGCACCGGTCGCCACCGCCAGCGAGGTGGCCCCCACCATCGGCAGGGTGATCGCACCGGCAAGCCCCCGGAACATGGGGATCATCCCGCCGAAGGAGTCCTTCACCTGACCCCCCTGTTGCAGCAGGATCAGCCACGGACTTTGCCCGCCTGCAAGCTGCGTGGCCACGTCAGTGAACTGCGCAGGCAGCATACGCATGGCGGCTTTATACTGCCCGACGGAAATTCCCGCTTTCTGTGCAGCCAGCGCCTGCCGGTTCATCGACTGTTCAACGACTGCCGCTGTTTTTTTCGCATCACTTTCCGTACCGGAAAAATGACGCCTGACTCTGGCCATCTGCTCGTCAAATCTGGCCGCATCCAGACTCAAATCAACGACCAGATCGCCTACCGGTTCAGCCATACCGGACTCCTCCTGCGATCCCTTCTGATACTGTCATCAGCATTACGTCATCCTCCGTCATGTCCGCCACATCCGGGGAAGTAGGGATAACTTCATTCCCGTCCGGGCCAAAGCGGACACCTCCGGCAAGCCCTGCCGCTTTCTGCATCAGCACATCATCTTCAGGCTCTTCGTCAGCCTCACGCCGGTTCAGCAAACTGAAATCCAGCGGATGCATATCCGGATCGCTGAAAAACAGGCTGAGCACGGTGTACGTCAGCCCGGAAAAGTGCATATCCAGCAGAACATCATGAAAATAATGGGTACTGTAAAAGCGGTGCCAGTCGGCATACTCCGTGGATGACATCCCGGCAAGCATGGCACGCCAGTCGGGTCGCCCCATCTCACGCGCCAGTTTCAGGGCAAAACTCAGCTCACCGTCGAACACTTTCCCGCAGAAACAGGCTCTGCGGGCCCGGCGTCCTCTGTCTGTTCAGGGGCATTATTCACCACAAACTCATACATACCAGACAGCCGGTACACCACGTTTTCAGCATGAGAAATTGCCTCCGTGGGCCAGGTGGTAAGCACTTCCTGCTCAATCTGTTTAACGGCTTCATTCATGGACGGCATCTGCGTCTTCTGCGGATGGTTATGCCACAGGGACATCGCCACCAGAAACGCGCCGGTTCTGATGGCGTCTTCCACAGTAAACTTCCGGTTGCTGTCTGACTCCGCCTGTTCTGCCTGCCGTTTCATCAGGGCGAGATGCTCAATACGCTGCAGGGCTGACAGTTCAGAAAGCGTGACGGTCACACCGTTATGTTCAAATGATTCGGTTTTCAGGAACATCGCTGACTCTCCGGATTAACTGGCGGTGACGTTGATTTCTGCAACCGCAGCAAACTCACCATTACCGGATACGACCGGAATGTTGACCTTGCCTGCAGCAACACCTTTCACGGTGATGGTCATACCACTGACCGACACGGTGGCTTTTGTTTTATCCGCAGACACCGCACGGAAGCTCTTGTCGGTTGCGCCCTCCGGCTGGAATGCCACGGTCAGCGTGGTGCTCTGCCCTTTCACTACGGAAGCACTGGCGGGTGTCACCGTCATGCCGGTTGTCGCCGTCACCGTGCTGCGATCTTCTGCCATCGACGGACGTCCCACATTGGTGACTTTCACCGTGCGGGTGATCACTTCCTTCGCCGTCACCGCCTTACCGATACTGCTGACCCAGCCACGGAACACATCGACCGTGCCGTTCGGGAAGCGGATTTTATAGGCACGGGTATCGCCTTCATTAAACCACGCCAGCAGCGCCTGCTGCCCCTGCTCTCCGGGCATCCACGCCAGCGTGAAGCTGGTATCTCCGGCAGATTTCTGCCCCTGCCCGGTCGCAGTCCAGTCTGCATCTTCATCATCGAGATAGCTGTCGTCATAGGACTCAGCGGTCAGTTCGCCGGGCGTCAGGTCTTTAACTTTTGCCAGACGCGACCAGTCAACGTCTGAAAGCGGATTCGCATAAGGGTCACCGCTCCCCTTATAAACCCACAGGGTGGTCCCGGCACCTTTCACCGGCATTGTAGGATTTGGTACAGGCATAGCGTCCTCACATTTCATAGGTAATGACATAAGTCAGATCGGCTGAACTCCACAGGCCCGCATCATCGTCGCGCCGGTAGTCATAGCCGCTGGCCACCATACTGGTGATCAAATCTGACAGTGCCGGGATATCGCTCATCACCGGATAAATCCGGGACTCCATCCACGCATCCAGCTCTGAATCCGGCACCTGAGCAGGCAGGAAAACTTCAATATGCAGCTCCGCCTGCCAGGTATCACTGTCCAGCTCTTCGCCCGTGTATTCAGCGCCGGTGAGATAAACGGCAATTGCCGGAAAATCCGCCTCATCAAAAACAGCGGGGCGACCATCAAAAAGCGTCGCCCCGGTGTCATGCTTCTCCAGTGCATCCAGTACGGCTGCACGGAGTTCAGTATGTTTCATCGCTTTATTACCATTCTCAGTTGATGCTGCAGCGCATAGCCCAGCTCTTTCGGAAGACGTTCACGCCGTATCCGTTCAATATTCTGTTTAAACGCCGTGGTAAGCGGCACCGCCATCGGGATTTTCACCACATCAATGGGGTAACGGTTTTTCCCGGCCACACGCTGCATGACATGCCACCGGCCATTTTTCAGTTGCTGAATAAACGCGCCGGGAATACGACGGTTTCCCACCACAAGCACGCTGCCGCCACCTTTCAGGGATGAACGCTGCCCCTTTTTACGACGTCTGCGGCGGGAAAGGACAACCCGCGCGTTACCCAGCTTGATTACGGGCAAATCCCCCCGGTTAACCCTGATTCTGGCCTGCGGATTTTTGACCGTGGCCCTTTTCAGCCTGGCCCTTTCCTTTACCAGTTTCCGGCGTACCTTTGTCTCACGGGCAACCTGTGACGCAGACTGCGATATCGCGGATGACGCAACGCGGTTAATGGCCATTGCGGCGGCACCAGGCACCGCCGTTTTGCTGATACGGCTGAGGTTTTCAACGGCCTGCTCAAGACCTTTTATGGCCATACATCCCCCTTTCAGCGGCGACGGTTAACGGCAGGCGGCACGCCACGCCCAAGCCAGAGATGACAGCTTCCGCCATCATCCGGCGAAATCCGGTCCACCCAGAAGTTTTCCTCGCCGATGGTCAGTGTGTCTCCACGCCGCAGCTGCCGCACATCATCAGTCCGGACAAACAGGGACGGGCTGGAGCCTTCAACGCGCACCCCCTGTCCGGCATAGCTGATATTTTCAGGGTCATCAAAAACACCACGTATCACAGCACCGGACAGCTCACCGGATGTCATGGTGGCTGACGTTCCCATGTACCCGCGTATCGTTTCATCGGCGCGGGCAATGGCAGCATCGAACAGGTTATCGGAATCAGCCACAGCGCCTCCCGTTATTGCATTCTGGCCAGGCCATGTTCTGTCATTTCGGCTGCCACACCGGCAGAGACACGAAACGCCGTTCCCGGCAGCACAAATGCCACAGGCTCATCCCGCGTGGCGTGAAGTGCATCAGTATGCAGCGTCACCAGTGCCACGACCGTGACCAGAGCAGCCGTATCAATCACGGTATCCGGCTGCGCTGATACCACCTCATTTTCATGTCCGGTCAGCGCATTTTCCGGGCTGACAGATGTGTCCTGACCGGCAGCGTCATCCGTGTCATCAAGCTCCTCTTCCAGCTCTGCCACACGGAGCACCAGTTCTTCTTTCGTCCCCGTCAGGCTGACATCACGGTTCAGTTGCTCACCCAGCACCTGAAGACGGGCAATCAGTTCATCTTTCGTCATGGACTCCTCCACAGAGAGAAAATGGCCCCGAAGGGCCATGATTACGCCAGTTGTACGGACACGAACGCATCAGGATCAGCCAGCAGCATCAGCGGTGCTGACTGAATCATGGTGAACTCACGCGCCGGATCGCCGGTGGTCACCCAGTTTTTCGGGTAGCGGGCAGAGGCGTTAATACCTTCGCGCTGTGCGTCCGCATCCTGAATGCAGCCATAGGTGCGCAGACCGCGTGCCTGAGTGTTCCCCAGCACCATCGTGTTGTCCGGCAGGAAGTTCTTTTTGACGTCGTTTTCCACGTACTGTCCGGAATACACGACGATCGCCGTATCGCCATACATCCCCTTATAGGACACCGCTTCGCCCAGGTCTTTTACCGCTGTCTCCAGCTCGGAATTAGAGCCGCGACGGGTATCCAGCTTCTCCTTGACGGCTTTGAAGGAACGGAACAGCGCCCAGCCTTTCGGATCAAACACGATGATATTCACCACGCCGCTGGCGTTCAGCGCGTAGGCTTCGATATCGTCGGTCGGGTCATACGTGGACTTGTCACGCTTGCTCCACTCCGTGCCGCCGGACTGCGTGATGTTGTTCGCCGCACTGCGGCCCATATCCACCTCAACCGGATCGAAGGCTTCACCGGTCATGGTGTATTTGCCCTTGAGCACGGCAGAAACTGCCTGCATCTCTTCGACCTGAGCAATGGCCAGCTCTTCGTCACGCATGTTCTGCAGGATGATGCGACGGCGGCGGTAAGCCGGGTCCGCCAGATTCTGCGGATCTTCATCCGGCAGGCGACGCAGGGTCATCTGCGGATTCACCTCATGCTTCGGCTTGACATAACCCGGCGTAAATTCAGAGGTGGAGCCGCCACGGGAACGGATAACCTCACCGGAAACAATTGGCGAAACGTACAGCGCCATGTTTACCAGTCCAGGAATTTGTGAGAGATAGACTTTCTCCGTGGTGAAGGGATAGCTCTCACGGAAAAAGAGACGCAGAAACAGCGGATCAAACTTAAATTTCTGCTCATTTGCCGCCAGCAGCTGGGCGGTTGTGTACATCGACATAAAAAAATCCCGTAAAAAAAGCCGCACAGGCGGCCTTTAGTGATGAAGGGTCAGGTTAAACGATGCTGATTGCCGTTCCGGCAAACGCGGTCCGTTTTTTCGTCTCGTCGCTGGCAGCCTCCGGCCAGAGCACATCCTCATAACGGAACGTGCCGGACTTGTAGAACGTCAGTGTGGTGCTGGTCTGGTCAGCAGCAACTGCAAGAATGCCAACGGCAGCACCGTCGGTGGTGCCATCCCACGCAACCAGCTTACGGGTGGAGGTGTCCAGCATCAGCGGGGTCATTGCAGGCGCTTTCGCACTCAACCCGCCGGGCGCGGTTGCGGTATGAGCCGGGTCACTGTTGCCCAGCGGCTGGTAATGGGTAAAGGTTTCTTTGCTCGTCATAAACATCCCTTACACTGGTGTGTTCAGCAAATCGTTAACGGCATCAGATGCCGGGTTACCTGCAGCCAGCGGTGCCGGTGCCCCCTGCATCAGACGATCCAGCGCAGTGTCACTGCGCGCCTGTGCACTCTGTGGTGCTGCGGCCAGAATACGGCGGGCCGTTTCCACGGTCATACCGGGGGTTTCGGCCAGCACGCATGCCTGTTCTTCGCGTCCGTGAGCCTCCTCACAGTTGAGGATCCCCATAATGCGACTGTTTTCTGCCGCAACCGCTGCGGTGATCTGCGCGTTCACGTCCGGCTGCGCAGCGCTGGCGTTCTCGCCCTCCGTCGCTTGCACCACGCCAGTAACGTCAGCCTGCGAAGCAGTGGCTGAAACAGTTGTTGATTGAGTCTCTTTGGTCATTCGCCCTCCTGAGAGACGGGATTTACGTGCATCCAGTGCATCACGCATGACGGTGATCGCATCGGTACTGTTCACAAGTTCATCAGCCAGTCCGGCATCAATGGCCTCCTGACCGCTGTACACTGCAGCCTCGGTATCCAGCACAGCCTGCACGGACAGGCCGGTATATGCCGACACCTTCTGTGCAAACATCCGGCGGGTTGCATCCATCCGGGACTGCAGTGTTTCCCGGACATCATCCGGTAGATGGCTGTAGGGGTTGCCATCCACCTTATGGCTGCCGCTGTAAATCAGCGTGATTTCCACGCCCTGTTTCTCCAGCGCAGCACCGTAATTACTGTGAGCCATCATGACGCCGATGGAGCCTGTCCGGGCGGTCTGCGTGACCAGACGCCGGGAGGCGGCGCTGGCAAGCAGCTGACCTGCACTGCAGTTCATGTCGTTGGCCAGCGCCCATACCGGTTTTATGTCTCGCACACGGGCGATGATGTCAGCACAGTCAAATGCTCCCGCCACCATCCCGCCCGGTGTGTCCATATCCAGCAGAATGCCGTCCACCATCGGATCGCTGGCAGCCTGTTGCAGACGGGCGATAATGCCGTTGTAACCGGTCATCCCCGAATACGGCTGCAGCGCCCGCGTCCGGCTGACCAGCGTGCCGGACACCGGCAGCACGGCGATGCCGTTCATGACCTGATAACTGCGGGCCTGTCGTGGTCCGTCATCATCAACGGATAACGCCAGCGCCGCGGGTGCCTCTCCGGCAGTCAGGCTGTCGCCGGACACCGCATCCGTCAGGCGGCTGATCCCAAGCTGGCCTGCAAGCGCACAAAAGAAAACCCGCGCATAGGCGGGTTCAAGCATCAGCGGCTCATTAAAGGCCATACTGGCAATATGCGGGAGATTACGCAGCTCTGCTGTCACTCTTCTCCTCCTCTGTTGATTGTCGCAGTCCGGATTCAAATGCCGCAGCCGCCCAGGCGGGCGGTTTAAGACCGGCTGCACGGCGCTCCATCGTTTCACGGACCTGCTGGGCAAAAATTTCCTGATAGTCGTCACCGCGTTTCGCGCACTCTTTCTCGTAGGTGCTCAGTCCAGCTTCTATCAGCATCACCGCTTCCTGAACTTCTTTCAGACCATCGATGGCCATACGACCGGAGCCTATCCAGTCGCAGTTCCCCCAGGCACTGCGGGCTTCCTGAAAACTGAAGCGCGCTTTTGAAGGTAACGTCACCACGCGGCGAACGATGGCCTCTTCCAGCCAGCACAGAAACATCTGGCTCGCCTGACGGGATGCGACGAATTTTCGCCGCCCCATAAAGTACGCCCACGACTCGTTCGCACTGGCCCGTGCCGTGGAGTAGCTCATCTGGGCGTAATTCCGGGAAAGCTGCTCATACGAGACACCCAGCCCGGCAGCAATATACCGCAACAGTGACTGCTCAAACACGGAGTAGCCGTTATCCGTGTCCTGAGCCGTCTGCAGGTTCAGTGAGTCCCCCGGCATCAGGTGCGGCACTTTTGCGCCTCCCAGCCGGACCGGTGCTGCGGCGTAATACGCGGCAATTTCACCAATCCAGCCAGTCAGCCTTTCCCGCTGCTCCTGACTGTTCGCGCCCAGAATAAAATCCATCGCTGACTGCGTATCCAGCTCACTCTCAATGGTGGCGGCATACATCGCCTTCACAATGGCGCTCTGCAGCTGCGTGTTCTGCAGCGTGTCGAGCATCTTCATCTGCTCCATCACGCTGTAAAACACATTTGCACCGCGGGTCTGCCCGTCCTCCACGGGTTCAAAAACGTGAATGAACGAGGCGCGCCCGCCGGGTAACTCACGGGGTATCCATGTCCATTTCTGCGGCATCCAGCCAGGATACCCGTCCTCGCTGACGTAATATCCCAGCGCCGCGCCGCTGTCATTAATCTGCACACCGGCACGGCAGTTCCGGCTGTCGCCGGTATTGTTCGGGTTGCTGATGCGCTTCGGGCTGACCATCCGGAACTGTGTCCGGAACAGCCGCGACGAACTGGTATCCCAGGTGGCCTGAACGAACAGTTCACCGTTAAAGGCGTGCATGGCCACACCTTCCCGAATCATCATGGTAAACGTGCGTTTTCGCTCAACGTCAATGCAGCAGCAGTCATCCTCGGCAAACTCTTTCCATGCCGCTTCAACCTCGCGGGAAAAGGCACGGGCTTCTTCCTCCCCGATGCCCAGATAGCGCCAGCTTGGGCGATGACTGAGCCGGAAAAAAGACCCGACGATATGATCCTGATGCAGCTGGATGGCGTTGGCGGCATAGCCGTTATTGCGCACCAGATCGTCTGCGCGGGCATTGCCACGGGTAAAGTTGGGCAGCAGGGCTGCATCCACACTTTCACCCGGTGGGTTCCACGCCCGCAACTGCCCACCAAATCCGCTGCCACCGCCATGATAACCGGCATATTCACGCAGCGATGTCATGCCGTCCGGCCCCAGAAGGGTGGGAATGGTGGGCGTTTTCATACATAAAATCCTGCAGGTCCCCTGCGTCGCTGTGTCATGCCGGTCTGCACTTCCAGCTCTGCAATATATTTTTTCAGGTCAGACACGGAAGTGGCCGTAAACTCCACTCGCCGTCCGTCTTTCTGTACTGTTGCCACCCGTTTACCTGTCATCAGGTCATGCAGTGCCGCACGGGCAGCGGCAAGTTCTTCCTGTCGCGTCATTCATCCTCTCCGGATAAGGCACGGGCGTAATCTGCCAGTGTTTTCTTGTTGGTTGCTGCACCATCCTCTTCCTGCAGGCTCGCCAGCAGCGCACTGAGATCCAGCTGCCAGCGGGAAATACTGATGCGCAGCGCCGCCAGCGCATAAACGAAGCAGTCGAGCGCCTCATTGCGTCGCTTTTTGCTGTCCCACAGTATTTTTTTCCTGCCATCCACCCATTTTTCGACCTGCTCTTCAGCAGTCAGCTGCTGCGCTTCGGTCAGATCAAAAATATCCGGGTTATTCGGGAAGTGAACGGCACCGGGAAGCGGTTCATCCCCTTCCGGCGTCAGTGTGAAGCGGTTATAAATCTGCTCTTTCGCGGTATCCGTACCGATTTCGGTAAGGTAAACCCCGTTTTTGTTTCGCTTACGTGGCATGCTGGCCACCGGCTTTCCGTAGACGGATGCCCCTTTAATGGGGATCACCCGGAACAGCCCATGTTTTTTCGAGCGTTCATACACAATGGTCGGGTCAATCCCGCCAGTATCCCAGCAGATACGGGATATCGACATTTCTGCACCATTCCGGCGGGTATAGGTTTTATTGATGGCCTCATCCACACGCAGCAGCGTCTGTTCATCGTCGTGGCGGCCCATAATAATCTGCCGGTCAATCAGCCAGCTTTCCTCACCCGGCCCCCATCCCCATACGCGCATTTCGTAGCGGTCCAGCTGGGAGTCGATACCGGCGGTCAGGTAAGCCACACGGTCAGGAACGGGCGCTGAATAATGCTCTTTCCGCTCTGCCATCACTTCAGCATCCGGACGTTCGCCAATTTTCGCCTCCCACGTCTCACCGAGCGTGGTGTTTACGAAGGTTTTACGTTTTCCCGTATCCCCTTTCGTTTTCATCCAGTCTTTGACAATCTGCACCCAGGTGGTGAACGGGCTGTACGCTGTCCAGATGTGAAAGGTCACACTGTCCGGTGGCTCAATCTCTTCACCGGATGACGAAAACCAGAGAATGCCATCACGGGTCCAGATCCCGGTCTTTTCGCAGATATAACGGGCATCAGTAAAGTCCAGCTCCTGCTGGCGGATGACGCAGGCATTATGCTCGCAGAGATAAAACACGCTGGAGGGGTCATCCGGCGTCCATTTGAGGCCAAACGGCGTCTCTTTGTCGCCAAATTTAAGATACTGCTCCTCCCCGCAATGCGGGCAGGCAACATGAAAACGCATAAAATGCGGGGATTCACTGGCTGCACGCTCAATCTGACAGGTGCCTCTCACTTTGGGCGTGGAGCCACGGATGGACTTTGGCCAGACCGAGCCTTCAATACGTTTGTCGCCAAGGAACGTCGGAGAGCCTTCCTGTTCAATATCCTCATCAAAGGCAGCAAGTTCATCATAACCCGCCACATCCACTGACTTTTCACGGTAGTTTTTTGCCGCTTTACCGCCCAGGCACCAGAAGCCACGACCATTGGAAAAACGCTTCATAGTGAGCGTGTTATCCCGGTGCTTTTTGCCATACCACGGAGCCAGCGCCAGCAGCGACGGAATATCGCGGATGGTCGGCTCAACGTGGGTTTTCATAAAGTTCTCGGCATCACCATCCGTCGGCAACCAGATAAGGGTGTTGCGCTGCTTATGCTCTATAAAGTAGGCATAAACACCCAGCAGCATTTTGGAATAACCGACACGGGCAGACTTCACCACATTCACCTCACGGATGTAGTCGCTGCCCATCGCATTCATGATGGCCCGCTGAAAGGGCAGTGTTTCCCAGCGCCCTTCCTGGTATGCGGATTCTTTCGGGAGATAGTAATTAGCATCCGCCCATTCAACGGCGGTCTGTGGCTCCGGCCTGAACAGTGAGCGAAGCCCGGCGCGGACAAAATGCCGCAGCCTGTTAACCTGACTGTTCGATATATTCACTCAGCAACCCCGGTATCAGTTCATCCAGCGCGGCTGCTTTGTTCATGGCTTTGATGATATCCCGTTTCAGGAAATCAACATGTCGGTTTTCCAGTTCCGGAAAACGCCGCTGCACCGACAGGGGGATCCCGTCGAGAATACTGGCAATTTCACCTGCGATCCGCGACAGCACGAAAGTACAGAATGCGGTTTCCACCACTTCAGCGGAGTCTCTGGCATTCTTCAGTTCCTGTGCGTCGGCCTGCGCACGCGTAAGTCGATGGCGTTCGTACTCAATAGTCCCTGGCTGGAGATCTGCCTCGCTGGCCTGCCGCAGTTCTTCAACCTCCCGGCGCAGCTTTTCGTTCTCAATTTCAGCATCCCTTTTGGCATACCATTTTATGACGGCGGCAGAGTCATAAAGCACCTCATTACCCTTGCCACCGCCTCGCAGAACGGGCATTCCCTGTTCCTGCCAGTTCTGAATGGTACGGATACTCGCACCGAAAATGTCAGCCAGCTGCTTTTTGTTGACTTCCATTGTTCATTCCACGGACAAAAACAGAGAAAGGAAACGACAGAGGCCAAAAAGCTCGCTTTCAGCACCTGTCGTTTCCTTTCTTTTCAGGGGGTATTTTAAATAAAAACATTAAGTTACGACGAAGAAGAACGGAAACACCTTAAACCGGAAAATTTTCATAAATAGCGAAAACCCGCGAGGTCGCCGCCCCGTAACCTGTCGGATCGCCGGAAAGGACCCGCAAAATGATAATAATTATCATCTGCATGTCACAACGTGCATCTACGCCATCAAACCACGTCAAATAATCAATTATGACGCAGGTATCATATTAATTGATCTGCATCAACTTAACGTAAAAACAACTTCAGACAATACAAATCAGCGACACTGAATACGGGACAACCTCATGTCAACGAAGAACAGAACCCGCAGAACAACAACCCGCAACATCCGCTTTCCTAACCCAATGATTGAACAAATTAACATCGCTCTTGATCAAAAAGGGTCCGGGAATTTCTCAGCCTGGGTCATTGAAGCCTGCCGCCGGAGACTGTGCTCAGAAAAAAGAGTTTCTCCTGAAGCAAACAAAGAAAAGAGTGACATTACTGAATTGCTCAGAAAACAGATCAGACCAGATTGAAGCAATTTAGATAATCGTGCAGACTACACCCCTCATATCACATGGAAGGTACTACAATGGCTCAGGTTGCCATTTTTAAACAAATATTCGATAAAGTGCGAAATAATTTAAACTATCACTGGTTTTATTCTGAACTAAAACGTCACAATGTCTCACATTACATTTACTATTTAGCCACAGAGAATATTCATCTTGTTCTTGAAAACGATAATACGGTTTTAATAAAAGGACAGGGTAAGGTTGTAAATGTAAGATTTTCAAAAAATAAATGCCTTATAGAAGCCACCTTAAAAGGATTCAAATCAGGAGAGTTATCATTTTACGAATACAGGAAAAATCTTGCTACAGCAGGGGTTTTCAGATGGATTACAAATATCCACGAAAACAAAAGGTATTACTATACCTTTGATAATTCATTACTCTTTACTGAGAACATTCAGAACACTACACAAATATTTCCGCACTAAATCATAACGTCCGGTTTCTTCCGTGCCAGAACCGGACTCGCTGGCATGATGAAATATGTGTACCCGGTAACCCCGGTGTGCATCGTTTTTGATTATTCCCACACACTCGCGCAGAAGGAGTTCCCCGTCGGGCTACGGTCTCTGTTAATACGGGAATACGGCGACGATACAGCGCATGATGTGTCAGGCTTGAATACCTTTATCCTTTAAAAGGGATATCAGTTAAGTTATCCCGTGTAGGGTATAAGCCATTATCAAAGCCACTCTGTAGGAAGTGGCTTTTGTAATGGCAATAAAAAGCCCCGCGAATGCGAGGCTAAATCCTGGTATTTGTAATGACTGGCTCTTATCTCAACGCAGCCCCTTACCGCGCGCAAGATGCTCAATATCAAGCATCAGCAATGAGATATTTAATCTGCATTCACTCCAGAAGTGATCACCACCCTGTCTACAGAGCCAGATGTGAAGGATGATGAGTAAAATTATCGCTATCATCGAAGGCATTGCGTCCTGATGTATTCCTGCAGATAGTTAACCTGCGCGGTTATCTTGTCGATTCCACTTCGGAGACGGTAATAATTGAGTTCAGCATCTGCTGTAAGTCCTGGGCTTTCTCCATCGCCCATGCTGCTGGCTCCGGTCGTTGACTTTGCACAGGTGGCGGCGACTTGCAGGCGCTTACGCCCAGCAGAAACATCAGCACGGAGACTTTCGATAGTCGCGTTAGCATCAGCAAGCTCCTTTGTATATCTGGCATCGAGTTCTGCTACGTCACGTTGACGCTTCTGCATATCAGAGATCGTCGCCATAGCCGAATCTAATGCCATAGCGTTTTCGTCGCGCTGTTTTTTGTATTCAATGGCTTTATTGTGGTAATGATTAGCTGACCAGACAAGACCACCAGCGACACAAGCAATAAACGTTAAAATGAGCGCCCAATAACTCATCTTCATACCAGCAGCGCCGCCCGCGCCTTGTTGTATCGGACCTTACGATCCTCAATACCGTTCAAACCGCCGTTAATGATGCGCGTAACACGGTTAATATCGGCACCGTAGATCATGCAACCTTTAGAGGTGTAGAACCATGCAGCTGAGCGCGCAGCCTGTAGTTCCTGTTCCAGTTGTTCAGGTGAAGTCACCAGATCTAACTTCAGCGCCGCGCCACAGATGCGATAATTATGGAGGCCAGTGATTTGAATTAATCCTCTACCACGATATTTCCAGCCATCACCTGGTGCTTTGTTACCCAGTCGGTTGCTATACACCAGATTGGCAATAGCATCCTGACGAGCTGCATGTCCGGATGTTCTGCCAAGGGCATCAGCCTGCTGCTGTGTGATCCTCTTTCCGAACGTCGCCACAAGCGCAGATGGTGTGTAGTTAAGATTTTCAACTACGGCGCTAAACCCCATCGACTCATGGCCTACCTGAGCGATAAACATTGCCTGATCCGCTGGTGCTGTAATGCCGAATTCCTTCATCGCCGCATCAATGTGCGGAAACCAGCGCGCAGCCAGCCCGGCGCTAATACCAGCCGCCTTTTGAAATAATTGTTGGTTCATTAGTGCCTCAGATGATCAACCAGACGTGCAACGTTGCCTCTGACAGCCACCAGCACGGAAAGAAAAATAGTGTTCGCCACGATAATGGGCCATGAGGAATGGGGATAAATCCCACAGAGATAGGCCAACGGAACAGCACTGTATGTAACAGTAATCAGCCAGGCTAAACGTGAAACCCAAGGACGATGCCGCGAATCACCACGACGATAAAACATCAGAGTAATAACAACACAAGCACATAACAGCGCATTTATAGTTGCTGTCGGGTCATTTAGCTCCACCTGAACCTCCCCGGCGCGTTATGAGCGCCACCAGCGAGCCGATATCCTGATTATTCAGGAACGTCAGGATTTTAACGGCTAAAGCAGAGACGATTACGGCACCAATAGCATCCAGAGGTTTATCACTGTATCCGGTCAAGTTCGCCAGCTTGGAGCCAACCAACCCAGAGCAAAGAATCCCGGCAATATATGACACGATAAAATATGCCAGTCGGCGCGATGCACTCAGATCTGCAGCTGTTGCTATGTAGAATACAGCCCCTGCAAATGCGCCAAATACAACGCCGTAATCAGTTCCGGTCAGCAGTCCATAAACACTGGCACCCGTCAGGGCACCACCAGCCAGCCCAGTACCGGAAATCGGATCGGACATTTAGCCCCCTCTTAATTGCTGTTGGTCCTCTCAGAACGAGGGGAAACAAAAAAGGCCGCATTAAGGCGGCCTTGGTAAGGTATAGTTTTTTTAAGATAAACTTTGATTGATATACTCATGACACCCAAAAATAAAGGCGTTTTGTGCATCAATAAATGACTTTTTTTCTTCCGGAGTAAAATACCCTTTTGTAAAACATACTTTTAGCGCTTTTTGAAGATCTGCCGTCAGGGTTATCAACTTACAACCTTCCTCATCAGGCCTTATTAATAGAAGTAATTTATTTTTACTTATTTCAGCGGCCTTTATTGGAACTTGAATCTCCTCAGGGAAAACACCCTTAGCCAATATATCCATATTCTTATTTCCGACCAGATGCCATTGCTCAAATGTGCTGGCCAACATAATTACGTCTGTCACATGCTCAGCGCCAGCAAAACGTATTTGTTGCGCCAATTCTTTATTAGTATTCAAGTGAGCCTGTAATGTGGCTAAGGCAAAATTTTCTTTGATTGCCCTGTATGCAACCCAACCAGTTATTCCTGCGGCAATAACGCCTGCAAGAGCAGTAATGAGTGTTTCAAAAGGAAAGGAAGAACTGATTTCAATTGGCGGTAATTTTTCTATTACCAAGGTCAACTCGCCAGTAGTTTTTTCGAAAGCGTACGGTACGTTTTGCCAAGTCATGAAGCCTCCTGAGTTTCAGAGGAATCATAACAAAAAAACCCGCTCAATGGCGGGCTCTTAATGTTGTGTTGCTCAGTTCGCTTTAACGTCCCGAGCCTACCACAATTTAAGCACTTTCTTGCTCACTCTGCAACTTAAATCTGTCGCTATTTGTGCCGAATGCGTCACAAACTGGAGCGTACAGGATCGATTCTGCAAGACTTAGCCAAGTGTCAATGCGTCGACGACAGGTGATCAGCGGCCAGTCAGGATGTTTAGCCTGCAGTTCATTGGCCATCTGCAACTTGCTCTTACGAAGACGATACCGGTCAACAATCACGCTATAGAGCGATCGGTAGTCATCATTCATCAGTACTGAAGCAATGACACCGTCCACTAACAACCCTTCTTCATCTGAACAGAACGCCAGGCCGCTTTTATTTTTGCTGTTGAGAATTTCACGCAGGTACGCTTCAAGTTCAGGCTTGGTGATACCCGCTATCTTCATCCGGCGTAGCGCTTCATTGATAGCTGTCTTGGTGATTTTCCCGGATGCCAGAAGCTGGTTAAACATGTTTCCACCACTACCACCGCCGATATAAGACCAGCGGCCCCACATGCGCAACTTGCCTTGTATCCAGATACTTTCCAGAGTACGAAGGCGAACCATTTCACCTGATTTGCCAACTTCAGAAGGATTAATCATTTAGCATTCTCCACTTACGCCAGTACGCCTATTGCCAGCGCACGATCGATAAAACGAAATATCAGCTCCAGCTGGGAGCCATACTTCTCTTCAAATGCCACGGTATCCGCATGCAGCTCGTCGTGATGCTTTCTGCACAAAGGCAACACAAAGAGGTCATGCGCTTTTGTACCCATTCCACCCTGACCGTGGCCTATCAGGTGGTGGGGATCATCAGCAGGCTTTCCACAACATGCACACGGCTGTGTCTTAACCCAGCGCGTGTACTTTTCATTAACCCAGCGGCGACGTTTCGGGCGTAACATAAAAGACTCCGGCGACTCCGGATCCACTTTCAGCGCCAGCACCTTTTTCGCTTTATCCTGGATGATGCTGGTGGCAGGAACCAAAGGCACAAGGTCACTTTCCCGGGTGACAGACGGCACAACAGGCTTCGGTAATCTCAGAGCCTTACGGGCTGCACTTTCCGGTAAGGCATCCGCCAGGTCATTACGAACCAGCCACCAGCACAGTTCCGGCATTGTCATAACGTGACTATCATCAAAACCGAGATCCCGACGCACGACAGACAACACCCAGCGAGCACAGTTATCCGTTGCCATTGATTCCAGCCGTTCCGTGAACTGATCGCGCAGCTGGTTATCGCAGTGCCAGCACAGACGGATTGCGCCCGGAGCGTGTCGCATTGTGGTCATGTTCTCGCTGTGCCAGTCGGAATGAGGCCACTGGCAGCCTTTTTCACGAAGTAACCAGCTTTCAAGACATTCCACGCCACCAGCACGACGGATCACTGCCTCATTGCGGAACACGGCCCGAACGGCAGGATCATCCGCCAGCGGTTGTGATGCAGCCGGAACGGCACCACTGGCGAAAGATGAATAACGTTCCGGCTCAGGCTCCAGCAGGACACGCCCCTGCATAAACAGGGGCATCAGCTCTGAACCTGGCCTGAACAATACGATCCCCATACGCGGGGCAATTTCAGGGGTCAGTAGTGCTCTCACGGTCACCTCAATGAACGGTATCGAGCAGTTTTAACAGCTCAGGGAATCGGGATTCGAAGAAATGCGGCTGCGTCTCGCGCGGATTTGCAGGACTGGTGATGTTCTTGCCGAACATGCAGCCTTTCGCCGTCAGCGACCAGAATTTTTTGATGTTGTTAATCGCGGTACGGCTGTATCGTTCGCGTTGTTCAACGATCCCCAGCTTCACCATCTGGTGATATGCCTGATTAGCCGTAAGGCGGATACCATACTGTTTCAGCAGTGCACTCAGCGACAGTGTCGGGCGACTTGAGCCATCAGGCGCGTCAGCAGGAGCATCAATGGCATAGCGCGGTGCCAGATTCGGTAAGCCAACAGCCTCCTGGAGTTTCTGACAGGCCCCAAGCACAGATGAGTTAGACAGGTTTAACTCCCGGCGCATAAAGTCCAGCAGAATCACGCCAGCCTGCATCTTGTCAGCAGCCTGCCCGGATAATTTTTCCGGTGCGCTGGTTACCATATCGAAAGTACGGATCACCTTCAGATGGAATGACGGGCTGATCCACATTGCATAGGCATACACCAGTTCCTTGCAGACATACGTTCCCCGTTCATTTCCCCCATGAATCACACTCACCGGGTCAACACCCAAATTCTGGGTGTTGGTCAATTCATGAACAAGCTCAACAGTTTGTTGGCTGGAAAGAAACTTTCCTGGCTCCTTGGTTCTGGCATTTGCACCAGATGCTACTGCTGCGCGATGCAGATCGTTCAGGCTGTAACGCCCATAAGCATCACGACGAACTTCAATACCATCAATGACCATCAGATTATTCATACTTCGTTTCTCCTCTTGATCAGGCGGCTGCACCCGCCGTTTTCTCGTACTTACTGATGGTGATCTCGACCTTCCCTTTCGGGATAACCGGTCCCCACTCCACCAGCATTCTTTTCACCTGTCTGTCGTCTTCCCACACACCCGCGTGGGTCAACGCGTCAAACAGCGCCTTGTTATAGTTGTCCAGATCGCGGATCCGGTTATCCGGAGGAAACAACACGATCTCCACTGCAGCAGGTGCCGACGTTGGTTTTGGCAGACGACGTAACTGCTCAACTATTGCTGCGCACGCCGCGCTCTGGAATTTTCGCCCCGCCGCGCTTATCAGGCTCTTACCAGCAAACGCCCCTTTGTTGGGGTGTCGCCAGTACGTGTTCACGCTGGGCGGAAAAGGCAGGATCAGCTTCATACTTTCAGGCCCCTCTCATGTAACCAGTGGGTTGCACGCAGCCTTGCGTTTTCCTCACCGGCAAGCAGTGAGCGGATAATCCCGACCGCCTCGCTGTCGTCGTCCTTCACCGCGGTATGAAGCGTGATGCCCCGGGCCACGCCACGCTTTATCGTGATGACGCCTTTTTTCTCTAATGCGCGAAGATGCTCCACCGCTGCATTCACTGAACGGTATCCCAGCATGGTTGCCACCTCCTGATTGGTTGGCGGAAAGCCACGTTCTTGCTGGTAAGAAATCAGCATATCCAGCACCTGCTGCTGGCATTGAGTTAACGTCGTCATGCCGCCATCTCCCTGACCAGTTTTTCCGCCTGCTGGCGAACCTGCGCCAGAAAGGCCTCACCACATGCCTCAAGTTCATCGCGCCCGATGTAGCTGATTGCCGGTCCCTTCCAGGTCTTGTCGAAAACAGCAATAGCACCAGCGAAGAAAGCGCCTGTCGGCACCTGCTTCTCGTCCTTCGGGATAAACCAGGCTGGCAGTTCAAAACCAATACGCCCGCGAATAAAAGCAATATGGTCTGCATCTTCCGGCCACCACACTTCGCTGGTGGCAGCTTTGATCAGGAAAACATAGCGCCCGCCTTTATCACGCATGGCACTGGCATGCTTCATGATGTAACGCATGCCGGTGATGTATTGCCCCTCATGCTGACTGGCGCGGCTGTACGGGGGATTACCAAAGGCAGCACCTTTAAGCTCCGCAAGACGTTCTGACCAGTCATGCGCCAGCGCGTTGTCTTCCGCAGTGTAATACGCGGCGCATTTGGCGTTATCACCATCAGTAAACAGATCCAGAACAAACGGGCCAAACAGGGTGTTAATTCCCCAGAAAATGTTGTCCGGCGTGCGCCACTGATCGCCCACTTCCTTCAGTTCATGGGCTGGTTTGTTCCGCAGCTCCACCAGCGTCTGGCAATATTTATTACTCATTAAGCCCCCACGTAATTCCCTGACAGACACCACTCTTCACCCGATGCAGCGCGCTTGCTGCTTTTCCGTAAGCACCGCTCACGACGCGCCAGAAAATTGTTTCGTTCTGGCTGGGAGTGGCTTTCACGGAATGCCGCCATCCACACCGTTGCAGCACGACGGTATAAGCCCCTTGACTCCAGTTCTTCAGCCTGGCGGGTCAGGCACAAAATCACCCGGGGATCGTTAGTGCCGACATAGAAATTGCGCACAGGTCTGGTTTCACGAACTGGTTGTGGTTCCGGCTCCTGCGCTCTCTCAGTCAGGCGCGGGAAATGTCTGCGTGTATCTCCTTCACAACGGTGAGCCACACGCCCACTCTGACGTAACTTGCTTGCAGACTGCAGAACGCGCTGCCGTGAGTAACCTGCAAAAGCATCTGCAATGTCTCCGGAAGTACACCCCGGATGGGCTTCAATGAATTTCTGAACTTCATTCAAAAGACTCATAATCACCCCCTGAATCCTGCCGGGATCTGGCTGTAGTCCACGTTGTCGTAACTGGCTTTGAAGTACGGGTCCTCGCGTCTGGCTGCAGATACCGCAGGAACTTCCCAGGGTTCTTCGAAATGACGATCCGGGCCAAAGAACGTGACAGCCTGTTTCACAAATTGTGTGCCGCTGTTACCCATCGCAGATACCCAGCCCGCGTAGCGTTTCACACCTTCCAGCATGGTTTCGGGGTTTACCCCCTCATTCAAACGGGCTTTCCAGGCTTTGAAGGCTGCAGATTTTGAATTGCCACCAGCACGTTTGGGATATACCAGCCATGCCTGCTCAAACTCCGGAGAGTATTCCGGTCGGTTTGAACGAACTCGCACGGACTCATCAGCTGATGCACCAACAGCTATTGGTTCATTGACTGGTTCTTTGACTGGTTCAAAAGAGTGACTGGTTCTGGGTGAATCTCCTGCACTACCCCCTAGTGCAACTCCTGCACTACATGGTGAATTTGCTGCACCAGATAGTGAATTATTTGCTCTACCCCCTAGTGAATCTCCTGCACCATCCAGATGAAGGAGATAGATATTACTTGAGTTACCTTTTTCACCTTTCCGGGTGACTTTTTTTACCAGCCCGGACTCACAAAGGGCCGCAATATGATTCATCACAGAACGTTTGCTAATCTCGCACTGGTCAGCAATATGCTGGTAGCTGGGCCAGCACTCACCCTGATCGCTGGCATTATCAGCCAGCTTGATCAGAACCAGTTTTCGCAATGGATTACCCACTCGAATTTTCATCGCTTTAACCATCAGCTCCATACTCATGCTGCACCTCCGAGATGCTTCATGTTTTTTCCGGAGCAAAAGGCTATAAGCGGCATACTGATGCGGTAATTACGGCCCAGCGGTTCACAAATCACCTTCTGACATTCACGGTCAACCAGGCTAACACGTAGAACATGCCCTGCAGGCGTGGTGTACCACTGCCCAACTGTAGGAATTGATGTTTTTTTACGCTGAAGCAAACGGCAAATATTGAGGAACAACGGATTAAGCATGACGATGCCCTCCGCTGATATTCAGGAGACGGTGAATATGAAAATTAGCCTTATCCGCCAAACGAATACGTTCAGCCTGCAAGTTAAGAAGCGTTTCTACCAGAACCTGATGCGCCTGCGGATCCGAAAGAGTTACCTTGCGCAGAGCACGTAGTGCAGTTGTTACATAACTGAGTTTATGTAAGTCTTCATCATTCAGACGAGTGAGGGCTGGGACAGTAGCCATGATGGCAGCCTCCTTGATCGGTGAAATACTTCCACCACCGGAAACGCCAATTTCGCTGGTGGTGAACTGAACGGGGTTGGCGTAACCGGTGATCAAGGAAACCGGCGCATCTTTCGATGCCCCCGCCCAGCCCACCATAACTTTGATGTGAGCAAATGCGGACGATAAAAAAGACGCTGGCGCGTCATATATCGCCTTGATCAGTTCCAGGACGCCAATCCCGGCACCCGCTTTATAAGGTGCCTGAACAGTGTAACGTCCCGGAATGGCAGAATCAATGTGCTGGTGGTCCTTCACACTCAACAAAATCACGCCTGAATTTCCACAAAGGACTAAAGCACTCATGCGGGTAGTCTTTGCGAAGATAGATAACGCGCTGTGTTTCTGGCTCCCAACGAATAACATGGACATAAAGCCCTCTTCCGTCACGAAACCAGCGGTTAAGTTCCTGCACAACTCGCCCCCCACAGTCAGGTAAAGTTCTCTGTGGTTACTTACAGCCAGGTGATTTGGTAATCTGCATTCATGCCGTAACAACAGGTGTTCAGCGACGCTGACCACCAGCTGTTGCGACAAACGGTTATTTGCCGTTAAACTGTTCATGCGTTAGTTTCTCCACAGACACAAAACGCCACGACGCCCGGAGCTGCACACTCGCGGGCGTCACTCTTTTCTGGAGCGCAAAAGATTTTGTAGACCAGTGCTGCATGCTCCTGGAGCTTCGAAATTGACAGATACAACTCATCATTAATTGCTGTCTGCTCGTGTGGCTCCACTACCCCATCTTCAATTGCCGAACGAATCTGCTTTGAGTAACTCCCGATCTGTTCGATGACTTCCAGCAGGCGCTGGTTTATATCGGCGTTCTCTACTTCCTCAATTTCAGGAAGCGATACAAACACCCCACCAGCAGACTGTGCGACAGCATCCGCAATGTAGTGAGTGCCAGCCGCGCGCTGTAAAATCATTGCCCATCCCAGCGGGAAAATCTGATCGCCATCTGCACGAAGGCGGTTGAATAAAGCGTTCTCTGTTACATCCAGCCACTCAGCAGCTTCAGCGTAACCCCCCGGCAACGCCGCGATCGTTTTTCTGACAGCTTTCACGTACCACTCAGGCTGTTTTTCTACTTTCCAGTGATGCTTACCCACGGTTAGCCTCATCGTTCTGTGGTTAAAAATTGAAGGTGTTCTGTTAATCTTTCGGATAGATATCCGGTCTTAAGTCAGATTTCGTAATTGCACCTGACGTGCATTGCTCAAGTTTTTTAGCCAGCACAAAACTGGCTTTTTTATAACCATTGAAAACCAGCCGTAAGTAGCCAGGTGTTGAGCCAACTTTTCCGGCCAACTCGCCCTGCTGTTCTTTGGTTAAAGAGTCCCAATACGCTTTCATACAATATGTACCTCCGGTATACATATTACATGATTGAAATGAACCTTCAAGATACTTGTACCTTATCGGTACAAAGGTTTTAATTTCGTTATGAAAACAATCCATGACATCCGGCGGTCTAACGCCAGAAAACTGAGAGATGGTGTTGGCGGAAATTCATCCTTTGCCACCATGATTGATCGCGAGCCAACCCAAACCAGCAGGTTTATGGGGGATGGCGCTACTAAAAATATCGGTGACAGCATGGCACGGCACATCGAAAAATGTTTCGACCTGCCTGTCGGATGGCTTGATCAAGAACACCAGACAACGAACATCACAAAAAAACCTGATGTTTCAATCACTAACAAACAAATAACGTTAGTCCCTGTCATATCATGGGTACAGGCCGGAGCATGGAAAGAAGTTGGCTATTCTGAGGTTGATTTGAGCACAGCAGAAACGTATCCCTGCCCTGTACCCTGTGGCGAAATGACTTATATCTTGCGGGTGATTGGTGATTCAATGATTGATGAGTACCGCCCTGGAGACATGATTTTTGTTGATCCCGAAGTCCCTGCCTGCCACGGTGACGACGTTATTGCATTGATGCACGATACAGGCGAAACCACCTTCAAGCGATTGATAGAAGATGGAACACAGCGTTATCTCAAAGCATTAAACCCAAACTGGCCTGAGCCTTACATTAAGATTAACGGTAATTGCTCTATAATTGGTACAGTGATTTTCTCGGGAAAACCAAGAAGATACACAATAAAGGCCTAATCAATATTTATGAACCTGCTTCGGCAGGTTTTTTTATACTTGACAATGTACCCATGAGATACATAATGTATCTAAAAGAAACATAACACAGGCAAGATTAAAACAAAATTTGGTTGTAACACGGCGTATGGCACATGCGTCGTTAGCGGTCTGGTGACGTTAAAGGGGACAATCCACTCCTTGCTCGAGCAAACAAACCAGGTAGCCGGAATGTGCAAGTCAATGATGATGCTGATAAGACGCCTAACCAGCGTGGCGATTCGGTTTGACGCCTGGGAAGAGACCAGGGTGCAACGATGAGGGCATTTATGGAACCGCGACAAAGTGTGGTGCCGTAACTGGCTAAGTGCTCTCAGCGTTGTGGTGAATGCGCAGACTGATGCGCGAAAGACATTGCAGCTATTGCGGAAAAGAGCTGTTCGGCGGGGCAATTAAACGCCCGTGAGAGTCTGAAATAACCGCAAGCCGGAGATCAGCACCGGTCACCACAACAGCCACTGCTTTGGCGGTACCAGTTTGTACACTTGCTTCCGGCTGGTACCGCTCTTTTTACAAAACAGAGAAGAGCATCACCGGACGACGGGCTCATAACCCAATCCATCCGGGCGGCTGCCACCGCAGGTGTTCTTCTCTGTTTTGTGGAGAAACTAACCGACCTTGCAGGGTCGATATGATGAGGAGCAGCAAAATGGCTAGCGAACGCAGTACTGATGTGCAGGCATTTATCGGGGAGCTGGACGGCGGCGTATTTGAAACCAAAATCGGCGCAGTTCTCAGTGAAGTCGCTTCCGGTGTGATGAACACGAAAACCAAAGGTAAGGTCTCACTCAACCTGGAAATCGAACCATTTGATGAGAACCGTGTGAAAATCAAACACAAACTCTCATATGTTCGCCCGACTAACCGCGGGAAAATTTCCGAAGAAGACACCACCGAAACGCCGATGTATGTCAATCGCGGTGGTCGCCTGACTATTCTGCAGGAAGACCAGGGACAATTACTGACTCTTGCCGGTGAGCCTGACGGAAAATTACGCGCAGCAGGTCATTAATATCGTTCTTAATTAACTGATTATTTATCTCATCACTGAATATCTTTATATAGTGAGGACTTATTATGTCTCAGAACTTAGACGCAACCGCAATTAATCAAATCCATGCCCTTATTTCTGCTCAGGGTGTTAATGAAATTATCAGTAAGATTGGTGCCGATGCTGTGGCATTGCCTGAGAATTTCCGCATTCATGATCTGGAAAAATTTAATTTAAATCGCTTCCGTTTCCGTGGTGCGCTTTCCACTGCCAGCATCGATGACTTTACCCGTTATTCTAAAGATCTTGCAGATGAAGGCACCCGCTGCTTTATCGATGCTGATAATATGCGTGCCGTCAGTGTACTTAACCTGGGTACTATTGATGAACCAGGTCACGCAGATAACACCGCCACTCTCAAACTGAAAAAGACAGCACCGTTCTCTGCCCTGTTGTCTGTTAACGGCGAGCGTAACTCCCAGAAGTCACTGGCAGAATGGATCGAAGACTGGGCCGACTACCTTGTGGGCTTTGATGCTAATGGTGATGCCATTCAGGCAACAAAAGCGGCTGCGGCAGTCCGTAAAATCACGATTGAAGCAAACCAGACCGCTGATTTTGAAGACAATGACTTCAGCGGCAAACGCTCCCTGATGGAGTCTGTCGAAGCGAAGACCAAAGATATTATGCCTGTGGCATTTGAATTTAAATGCGTTCCGTTTGAAGGCCTGAAAGAACGTCCGTTTAAATTACGCCTCAGCATTATCACTGGCGATCGTCCTGTACTGGTTCTGCGCATTATTCAGCTGGAAGCAGTGCAGGAAGAAATGGCTAACGAATTTCGTGATCTGCTTGTTGAGAAATTCAAGGACAGCAAAGTAGAAACCTTTATTGGTACTTTCACCGCCTGATTTCATTACTGCAAATGCCCCTGCGGGGGCATTTATGGAAACGTAATTGACTCAATAATCGCCGGATGGTGAGGGCTTCCTTTTACCAGAATTCAGCGCGGTGCAGCGCATATACGTGGAGAACAAAATGTCATTTATTAAAACTTTTTCCGGGAAGCATTTTTATTATGACAGGATAAATAAAGACGACATCGTTATTAACGATATCGCGGTTTCTCTTTCAAATATCTGTCGCTTTGCAGGGCATCTTTCACATTTCTACAGCGTTGCCCAACATGCGGTGCTTTGCAGCCAACTGGTACCGCAGGAATTTGCTTTTGAAGCGTTAATGCATGATGCAACAGAAGCGTATTGCCAGGACATCCCGGCGCCACTGAAACGCCTTCTTCCTGACTATAAACGGATGGAAGAAAAAATAGATGCAGTAATCCGTGAGAAATACGAGTTGCCCCCGGTTATGAGCACGCCTGTGAAATATGCCGATCTAATCATGCTGGCAACCGAACGCCGTGATCTCGGGCTTGATGATGGCTCTTTATGGCCTGTACTGGAAGGTATCCCGGCAACAGAGATGTTCAAAGTTATTCCACTGGCACCGGGCCATGCCTACGGGATGTTTATGGAACGCTTCAACGAGTTATCGGAATTACGCAAATGTGCATAACTCATGTAGTTAGTTTTTCTGGCGGGAGAACATCCGCATATCTTGTTCACCTGATGGAAGAACAAAGAAAGGCTGGCAATAACGTCTGCTACATCTTTATGGATACCGGTTGCGAACATCCGCTGACATACCGCTTTATCCGGGAGGTTGTGAAGTTCTGGGACATACCACTAACTGTGTTACAGGTCGATATAAATCCTGAGCTTGGGCAGCCAAATGGTTATACAGAATGGGAGCCAAAGGATATTCAGACACGAATGCCGGTGCTTAAACCGTTTATGGACATGGTTAAAAAGTACGGCACGCCATACATCGGCGGCGCGTTCTGTACTGATAGGCTAAAACTCATCCCTTTCACGAAATACTGCGATAACCATTTCGGGCGAGGTAATTACATCACATGGCTGGGTATTCGTGCAGACGAACCCCGTAGGCTGAAACCGAAATCGGGCGTCCGGTATCTTGCCGAGCTGTCAGATTTTGATAAGTCGGATGTTATCCGGTGGTGGCGAAAACAACCTTTTGATTTGCAAATCCCGGAGCATCTCGGGAACTGTGTTTTCTGCATCAAAAAGTCAACGCAAAAGCTGGGGCTTGCATGTAAAGACGAACCAGGTCTGATGCGAGTTTTTAATGAGCTGGTTACAGGCAAACACGTCAGGGATGGTCATCGCAGAACAGGTAAAGACATTATGTACCGTGGTCACCTGACGCTTGACGGAATTGCCAGAATGTCTGCCAACAGCGACTACAGAAATTTGTATCAGGCGATGGTACAGGCCAGGCGATTCGATACCGGCTCGTGTTCAGAGTCATGTGAAATCTGGGGTGATCAATTGGAATTGGAATTCAAAGAGGTAGGGGTATGACAACCGAAATTAACTACCATGCACTGCTTGAGCGCGCACGGAATAAAGTGCAGAGCATTGAGTTCGCCTTAACACAGAGTGCATTCGCTGAGATTCGCGCTGAGCTTGAAAATGATTTAGAACTGGCACGGATTGCACTGGCATCTCTGGAAGTTGAGCCAGATGAACGCGCAGCCTATGAATTATTTATGGAAAAGCGTTTCGGTAAAACAGTCGATCGTCGGAGAGCAAAAAACGGCGATAACGAATACATGGCATGGGATATGACTCTCGGTTGGATCGTCTGGCAGCAACGAGCTGGTATCCATTTTTCAACAATGTCACAGCAAGAGGTGAAATAATGGAGCCATACAGCCTCACACTCGATGAGGCCTGTCATTTTCTCAAGATATCCAGACCGACTGCCATTAACTGGATACGCACAGGGCGTCTTCAGGCAACACGCAAAGATCCCACTAAGAATAAATCTCCTTACCTCACAACACGACAAGCCTGCATTGCGGCTCTTCAGTCTCCGCTGCATACTGTCCAGGTGAGCGCGGGTGATGGCATAACAGAGGAAAGAAAATGTCACTCTTCCGCAGAGGTGAAATATGGTACGCCAGTTTCACATTGCCGAACGGTAAAAGATTTAAACAGTCTCTTGGAACAAAGGACAAAAGGCAGGCGACAGAACTCCATGACAAGCTAAAGGCTGAAGCATGGCGGGTCAGCAAACTTGGTGAAATACCTGATATAACGTTCGAGGAAGCGTGTGTCAGGTGGCTTGAAGAGAAAGCACATAAAAAATCACTGGACGATGACAAAAGCCGGATCGGATTCTGGCTTCAACATTTCGCAGGAATGCAACTAAGAGACATTACTGAATCAAAAATTTATTCAGCAATGCAGAAAATGACGAACCGGCGTCATGAGGAAAACTGGAAACTCAGGGCAGAAGCATGCAGAAAAAAAGGGAAACCTGTTCCAGAATACACGCCAAAACCAGCGTCCGTTGCAACGAAGGCTACGCATCTTTCATTTATAAAGGCCCTACTAAGAGCCGCAGAGCGTGAATGGAAAATGCTGGATAAGGCACCAATTATTAAAGTGCCTCAACCAAAGAATAAACGGATCCGCTGGCTGGAGCCCCATGAAGCACAAAGGCTGATTGATGAATGTCCGGAGCCATTAAAGTCTGTTGTTGAATTTGCACTGGCAACAGGCTTAAGACGCTCGAACATCATCAACCTTGAATGGCAACAAATAGATATGCAGCGCCGGGTGGCATGGATAAACCCGGAAGAGAGTAAATCAAACCGCGCAATTGGCGTTGCGCTGAATGATACTGCATGTCGCGTATTGAAAAAACAAATCGGGAATCATCACCGTTGGGTATTTGTGTACAAGGAAAGCTGTACCAAACCAGACGGAACGAAAGCGCCAACAGTAAGGAAGATGCGGTATGACGCAAACACAGCCTGGAAAGCGGCGCTGAGACGGGCTGGTATTGATGATTTCAGATTTCACGACTTGAGACACACCTGGGCAAGTTGGCTGGTTCAAGCCGGAGTCCCGTTGTCAGTGTTACAGGAAATGGGAGGCTGGGAGTCTATCGAAATGGTTCGTCGATATGCTCACCTTGCACCTAATCACCTTACCGAACACGCACGGCAAATAGACTCGATCCTGAACCCATCGGTCCCAAATTTGTCCCAGTCAAAAAATAAGGAAGGTACTAATGATGTGTAACTTATTGATTTTAATGGTGCCGATAATAGGAGTCGAACCTACGACCTTCGCATTACGAATGCGCTGCTCTACCAACTGAGCTATATCGGCCCTGAAAGGACATGTTCACGAACGTGAATCACGGTGGACAAGGTTAAAACTAACCGGGCGATGCGTCAATGGCCTTGTGAATCAAATGGCTACTTTTGCATCACCCGGTTTTATTTACGCACGAATGGTGTAATCACCAATGCCGATCCACTTGTAAGTGGTCAGTGCTTCCAGCCCCATTGGGCCACGCGCGTGGAGTTTTTGTGTGCTTACCGCCACTTCCGCACCCAGACCAAACTGGCCGCCGTCGGTAAAACGCGTAGAGGCGTTAACGTAAACAGCGGACGAATCCACTTCGTTAACAAAACGCTGGGCGTTGCGCATATCGCGGGTCAGGATCGCATCGGAGTGTTGTGTGCCGTGTTCACGAATATGGGCGATGGCATCGTCAAGATCGCTGACGATTTTGACGTTCAAATCTAATGACAGAAACTCATCGTCATACTCTTCGGCTTTAACAGCAACCACCTTCGCAGGGCCTGCCTGCAACTGCGCCAGTGCAGCTGCATCTGCGTGTAATGTCACGCCGCTTTCCGCCATTTGTTTGCTTAATGCGGGCAGGAAGCTATCGGCGATGTTTTTATTCACCAGCAACGTTTCAACCGTATTACATGTGCTCGGACGCTGAGTTTTCGCGTTGACGATCACTTTTAATGCTTCAGCGATCTCTACACTTTCATCAACGTAAATATGGCATACGCCTATACCACCTGTGATCACCGGGATTGTCGACTGTTCACGGCACAGTTTATGCAAACCAGCGCCACCACGCGGGATCAGCATGTCGATGTATTTATCCATACGCAGCATTTCACTGACCAGCGCACGGTCAGGATTATCAATCGCCTGCACGGCACCCGCCGGTAAGCCGCAGGATTTCAGGGCGTCCTGAATCACCGCCACCGTTGCAGCGTTAGTGCGACACGTTTCTTTGCCACCGCGCAGGATCACCGCATTACCGGTTTTCAGGCACAGCGAAGCGACATCAACCGTCACGTTCGGGCGCGCTTCATAAATCACGCCAATAACCCCCAGCGGTACGCGACGACGCTCAAGACGCAGGCCGCTGTCCAGTACGCTGCCATCGATTACCTGCCCCACCGGATCGGCGAGGTTACACACCTGGCGCACATCATCGGCAATGCCTTTCAGCCGTGCGGGCGTCAGTGCCAGACGGTCAAGCATCGCTTCGCCAAGGCCATTGGCACGCGCGTCAGCAACATCCTGGGCGTTAGCGTTGAGGATGATTTCGCTTTGTGCTTCCAGTTCATCGGCGATTTTTTCCAGCACGCGATTTTTTTCGCGGCTGGAGAGTTGCGCTAATTTATACGAGGCTTGCTTCGCGGCAATGCCCATTTGTTCCAGCAT